AAATTTCTGTTCACAAAACTCTAGAGTTCCTAGACTAGAACTTCGATGATAACATATTAGCATAATAAACTCTTATAAGAGAACGAGGGGTCTGGGTAAGCATCTGAATCTGGATTAAACCGGATGAACACTTGAACCTAGATCCCCTCGCTATATTTTGGTAAAATTCCCCAATCCTGAATCTGTCCAAGCACAGCGGTATTTTGTTCATCAATATTCATATTGGCGTTATCAAGCACACGATTATACTTATCAATAAATTCACTGGCTTTTTCGCTATCATGGGAATCTTCTGATTCTGAGTTCCTGGTGAAGTAAAGAACCTTACCGTCATTGTCGTGGACCTCATCTATTTCGTTTTCAAACCGGCAGTCGCCAATTAGTGCTATTTCGGGGGCTTCTGCTTTAATCTGATTCATGGTAGCATCTATCCAAACTCTATCATGCATCCTTCGACAGGTATCCGTGCCGAAAAATTGCATAAACTCGCGGGCAGTCATTGGTCCCGACTGCCTTTCCATCAGTCCAATTTCTTCAGGCGGAATGTCGCTATAATCCATATTGCCACACTGTATCCAGCTTGGTTCGCACACCACTCCAGGCATGTCTTCCCAAGACATCGGCGTCAAACTGTTTTTCTGTTCTTCAGTACCATAGCACTGTTCTTTTGTAAGACCAAATAAACTCATACAGACTCGCTTTAGCGGGTCTGCAAAATTATAAGCTTTTACGAAAGGCCAAAAGGTGCTTGATGCATAATTTATAAACGTGTCATTATCTTGTGTTAGATCAAACACACCCATTGACTCAAACTCTTTGTCATTTTCATCTCTATACAATGCGTTGACTACAAGGTCGCCGGTTTTACTAATATCAAACTTTTTGATGAAGCCATGACGTTTCATTTCATAACCATGAATGAAATTAACGGCTGTGGTTTTCCCACTTTGTTTTTTACCGGAAAATGCTACGATGTTCGTCATCAACAATATCCTTGAATTTGCGGCTTGATCATTTCATCTACTTCATCTATCGTCAAGTCACCAATGTCATTGGACGGCATGGTAATCTGGATGATATTGAAAATTTTACTGTACTTGTCTAGAATACTTTTGATTCCTCGTTGTCCTGCTTCATCACCATCTAAAGCAAGGATGATATTGTCCACTGAAGCCTCCTCCAGCAGAATCGACTGTTGCTCTGTCATCTTACATCCGAACAGACCCACACAGTTCATTATATCCGATTCGTACATTCTAAGTACGTCACCTTGTCCCTCAACCAAAATAATTGAGCGATTTTTCTTTATATGGGAAAAAGCTTTGCCATAACCATACAGAGAATTACCGCTGTGAAAACCTTTTGAATTTATCCATTTCTTGGCTGGATTCTCTTCAATTGATCTGCCGACAGCACCCACCATGCTCGTGTTGGTTCTGTCATATACTGGAAATACGGTTCTGCCGAACATGGGCTTGTCTGGCGAACTACAAAATCCCACATCGAATTCCTTTAGCACCTCAGCGGAAAATCCTCTCTTCAAATAATATGGGCAGGGGATTTCCAACCCCATCTTAACAACTTCTCTAGAACAGATTAAAGTCTCTTCTTTGTTCTCATGGAAAATCTTGGTTATTAAGTCTTGGTTGTCAGTCAGATCTAGATTTGTTTCATATCCTTCAATGAACTGATTTATGTAATTGACAGTCTTTTGAAATGATACGTCTTCGTCTAGGCGTTTTTCTAACATAGCTCTAACAAATCCTATCATGTCAGTATTATGGTCTTCATGACATTTTCTGGAATTGCAAAACCAAGAGCCAAAATAATTACAAGTCTTATCTACGTTGATATTAAAGGCAAATGCATTATCACCATCATGAATGGGACATGGACCCACCAGTTTATCGTTCAACAAAAATAGATTGTCAATATTGAAAGACTCTAGAATCTTTTCTATATTAGCCGTCGCCTTCTTGTTGATTGCTATCTTCTGGCTCTGCGTTAACAAAACCCTCGTCCCTCTCTGTCCTTTGACGTTGGACTTCTCTAATTGTGCCGAGTTCTTCAATCTTTGATACCTCACCTAACATGTTCATACATATGTAGCCGTTTTCCAAACCCGGCCCGTGCCTACTTACTACTGGTATTAACTTTCTGTTTCCTCCTACAGTAGTACCACCATCTGCGGCAATCTCTTCTTCTGTTTTGTGCTTAAAAATAGAAAAAGATGTACAGAGCCAAATTAATCTGTCCGAACCAGAAACAGCGTCTTCTGTTTCTTTAGTAATTCCATCACGGTTCAATTGGACAAAAGACAGGCACGGTACATCAAATTCTACACAGAAATTATGCAGTTGTGTTATTTGAAAACCTAAAGCTTGAAATTCCGCCAGATTATTATTGATACTTTCAGATGACATCAACTTCAGGTAGTCATAGATGATCAAGCAGTCTTTCATTCTGCCATTTTCATCATATCCCACCTCTTTTAAAAGCCATCTACGTGCTATTGATAAGGTCTCTTCAAATGGCCTACCGGAAATATTGATATAGTGAAAACATGTAGATTTTAATTTCTGGGTGGCATCATCAACTTTTTCAATCTTATCTTCATCTGTCGTAAACCTGCTACTGGAGATATCATTGATGGGGATGTCGCTGATGTTAGCTAGGAGACGGTTCCAGTGATCTTCAGTATTCATCTCCGTATCTAACACCAGAACCGGAATTTCTCTAGTAGCTACTGATAAAGCAATATTATCCGCGATTGTACTTTTACCGGCTTTAGCTCTTGCCCCAATCAAGTCTACACACTGACGACGCAAACCTCCCCCAATGGCTTTATCAAAAGTTGGGTATCCCGTGCTAATTCCGGGATCTTTTATTTCGTTCTTTTTAAGGTTTTCAACATATTCAGATAAGTTTTTACCAATCAGTTGAGGTGTGCTTCTATCTTCCCGAATGTACTTTAAAGCAATATTTTGTATTTTATTTTCTGGCACAGCCAGAATTTCAGACATATTTTCATCACCATCAACCTGACCAAGCTCCAAATAGATGGTGCGGAGTTCTTCCTGAATTTCTCGTGAAAATTGAAGCCTCCGTATTTTAACTGCGTGATTTCTGACATTCTCAAGCTCAACATTATAATGCATCAAATGCTTGATGTGTTTAAGAACTTCTGCTCGTTCTATGTATTCATATAGATCTAACTGTTTAGCTGATGAAAGAATAGACGTTAGGTCAACTTTAGTTGATGTTGTCAATAATTTTTCTAAACATTTATAAATCACCTTGTTGTGATCTACAGTAAAGGTTTCTTCATTGATCAACGACTGAACATCAACATAAGCGTCTATCCCGTGTCTCATAATCCCAGAAATTACAGCTTTCTCAGAAGCCGTATTACTTACTGTTGGGACATTTTTCTCCGAGTTTGATGAGTTCACAGTAATACGGATCTCTCTTAAATTGTGGATGAATTGTTATATTTTTTTTACAGTCCTGACAAAACACCTCAACATCTTTGTGTGGTTTTCTTTTTCTTTCTACAGGTTTGATATTATCATCTACTGTATTGTAATCATCTTCTTTGTCCTCGTCAAGACCAGGATCAAAATTATTTACAAATTCTTTTTTTTCGCTTTCTGTTTTATTTTCATTCATAGCAAATTCCATATCAAGAATTTGCACATTTTCTGGTTCAGGTGTGTAAGTTTCTTCTATTGGTACTGATGCCGTAGATACAGCAGGAAAACTAATTTCCTCACCCGTCAGTAACACATAAGATTCTTCAATGAGACTTTGGTTACTGGTCTCAATTCCTTCTTTTAGTTTTTGTAGAGCTTGCAATAGTTTCATTTGGTCCTCGCTAATTGATAAAGAATATCTATGATCTTTTTAAGAGAATAGAATTTATCATCATAGAGTTGAATTGTAGTTTCTATCTTCCTTAATAGTTCTCTAATTTTATGAACAATTTCATACTTTTCACAAATGACTTGTTCTTTTGTTTCTTTTGAAGTATACTGAGGAAATGATTCTGTGGCTAAATAATGATTTAACGCATCCGAAAAAGCGGCTTTAACAAACGACATTTTTGCTTTTTCTTCATTGAAATAACTTGTAAGCTTGCTGAGGTGGGTTGTTATTACATAGGAATGGTGTAAAACATCTTCTCCGCTCATTTCCGCCATTTGATCTCGTGTTAGATTCAGTGATTCACAAACCACCGGATTGATATCAACTAAATCTAAATGCTTAGACATCTCATACTGTTTGATAAAACTTTCAATTTGTTTCAGAAGCTCTTGTTCTTCTTCAGTAACATTTATTCTTTTACTAAGTCTTTCCATTTGTCTTCTTTATTATAGGGTAGTATGACAATTTTAATTGAGTTTAACTCACACCATTCTATTTTTTGTCTGTCTCTTTTTTTGGATCTGTAAAAATCAGCTTTTGTCTTATGAAAAAAGCTACAGAAATTATAATGCTGTTCACCATGAACTTCTACTATGAGATATTCTTTTGGTATGAAAAAATCAGCATATAAAGAGCCAGTATTCGCAGTGTTCGAGCCGGGGAGAAAGACCTCTTCAAATCTTGGTTGATACGGAAAAATTTTAGCGAGTAATTTTCTGGCACGAAGATGGTATTGAGACTTTTTTTGTCTTCTTGATCTAGATTTGCTTTTGCAGAAATTTACTGTATAATCATTTCCATCTAAACCAATAACATTCATTCCAAAAACTCCTTCATTTCTTCTTGTAGAATTTTCATAACTTTAGGATTGTCCTCTAAATATTTATACAAATTAGCCTGACCTTGGAACTTGTATTTCTTTTCGTCCCATTCTTTATCATGTTTCTCCATGAATGAACAAGTATACCATGCTCCAGATTTATCAATAACATTAAAATCATCAGCCAACATGATTAGCTCTTGTACAAAGTCAAGACCTTTGTTGTATCGAAAGTAACTGGTGGCATCTGTTCCACTTGCTCCTAAAGAAGAGGTGGCAATCTCCCATTCTATGATCTGTCCAATTTTTCTGTCGCTTTCTAACCAAGGTTTACTTCTTTTGACTTGAATAACCGTGTCAGTCTGGTATTGTATCTTGATACCGCCATCTGGTAAGTTCTTTTTACCAAAGCCGCTGGTGTTGGCAATCAGGTGTGATATCATAACCACAATAGTTTTGGACCTTGGAATGACTTGGCCCATACGTCTGGTGAAATCACCCATGATCTTTGGTAGCCCGGCACGACGTTCACCGTTGACCATAGTTTGTAGGTCGCGTGAGGGTATTAGACTGGAGACCGAGTCAATAATAACCACAGCACCTTCGTTTTCCGGTTTTTGAATCAGAATTTCTATGATGCTCAAAAATTCTTCTGCACTTAAAATTCTATCTTCCGGAGCATGGACAATATCCATAGCCTCAAGATTTAGGCCCATGATGCCCACTAGATTATGCGTCTTCAAACGCCCTTCGCCATCCAGATAGATCACCTTCCTGCCCTCTTTTTGAGCATTGGCGGCGATCTGAAGCACTGTAGAGGTTTTGCCGGTTTTAGGCAGACCAATAACCGTCAACCATGAACCCTCTTGAACTCCACCATTTAAAGCAAAATCTAAAGCAGGGCAGATTGGCAGAGTTTTTAACTTCTGTTTCTCTTCAAGTATTTCACTACCTTTTGATATACATTTTCCCAGTTCCTTTGTAAGCTTCTTAAGACCATCTTCTTTTTCTTTAACCTTTGCCATCTATAATTCACTCCATAGATTCTTTTTGCCGAATGGTTTTCTTGTTCCTGACGTTTCTACTTCAGTTGGTACGAATTCTTGTTCTGTCAACTTTTCATATTTTTCAATAATTGGTATTAGCTTTTTGTTTGTATATGATAGCACATATTTTGCTTCTGGAGAATCAATAGCTTTAGATATTGCAATCATAGAATACTTTTGTAGTAATCTATTTGCAGCTATTACCTGACCTGTGTATGATCCTTTGTATTTGGGCAGATTCCAAAAGTTTCGGGGAAGTGCGCCTTCATTACTAACATTAGCTCTTTTTTGAAATATCTTTTCACAAAGTCTATTCCCATCATCAATTTTTGCCTCTTCCTCTTCTTTTTTAGAAAAAGCACCAAACTTACTATCGTATTTTTTTAATGGCATTTTGATAATACTTACTTTTCAAACCTGCGCCTTTGGTTGCGTCTCCCTGCATTGAAGCAGCCTGCGTCATGCTGACCGCGCCATGTTTCTCATTCTTGATCATGAAATCATCGGTGGTCGTTGGCTTTTTTTCTTGTTCTTCTTCTTTTTTTTGCTCTCTTTTAATCTTCTTCTGATACCTATCAATGACTGCTTCCGGAATTCCCAACTCTATAGCTAAACTTTTTGCCTCCGTGTCTAAATGGTTATCTATATAGAATTTTTCCAATTTAGTCATTCTATATCTTGTATTCGCTGCTTTTTTCTTAGCCATTTTGTTTCCTCTGAGCTATTACTAGAAATCTTATATCTCTTGTTTTAAGATATTTTATGTAAGACTTTAAACATTCAGAACTTACTTTTTTAAATGAGCATTCGTCCAACTTTCGACGAGAGCAATCGTT